CCGGGAATAATTCTAATACCTAAAGGCGATACCTGCATATCCACACGAGGTTGGCCACGTGATTTTTTTAACAGCATAGTAGCATATCTTTTTGCTGTAACCGGATCAAATATACCTGCTGCAGCAAAACTGGTCTCTAATATTTTACCGTTGTCTTCATTTAGATAGCTTTGTCTTATATCAGTGCTGTCATCCAGAGGATCAGGCGTTAATATGCTGGCTGGTTGCGAGTTGTTTGTAAGGTCTGTATAATCCAATTTGATTTGATTAAATCTATAATTCATAGCTGTGGTTGATATACCCACTCCTTCAAGTATTTCGTCATCGGTAATTTTTGCCGCTATAGGTAGAGCAGTTATAGGTAAGATTCTTTCAGAGTCTTCGAAGTCACCGGCATTTTCAATCTGTATTTTAAATTTACCATCCACATACGTCATATATGCACCCACACTAGACAGCATAATATTAATATTTTCTATAAACGTTCTTGCTGTATCAATTTTAAACTGCCGATCGTAACTGTTGTTGGATGTCCTTACTATGTAACCGTTCATTAATGCATGTACAGCGTTTTCTCCGTACATATATGCCGCTACAGTTGGCGCCCAATAGTTCTCGCTGCCCGTGCCCATATAAAATATAGTACTATCAAAGTTCCGGGCGCTGGGTATTCTAGCCATGGCAATAGACGCTGAAATAAAATTTTGTTTATCAATTTGATCTATAGACAGACCGAATCCATAATTAGGATTTAACAGGTAATCTACAATGTATTCAACCACGTTAGTGTCACATCTGTATCCTTCGTGCACTAAACCATCAACCTTATAACCATTAGCAAAACTTATATCCCACGTGGCAGGATATTTGTCTGTGTTAGCAGCTCCATCAGCTATCTCTATATAAATTTCGCTGTCGACTGGCACTGTTGTATATACATTAGCTGCAGGTTTTGAACTGTCATCATTAACAATACCTAATGAAATAAAATTGTTGGCAGAGTTCCACATGGCCGACGTAATTGTGTATAAATCATTTGTATTGCTAGCGCGGTGTCGCACTCTTAAAAAAGCATCGTTACCGGCATTAATTTTATTTGAAATTGTTTGCAAATAAAAATCCGGAGCATAGAAACTATACGTAGCAGCGTCATTACCGACATTTACCGAGTGGTATGCGCTGTTTATTCGTTCTTCAAAATTACCAGCGGTGTCGTTGTAACCAAACATTGTTAATGTGCCGGTTACTGCTCCTATGGTAACATCAGCTGGTATTTTATTAACAAATTGATAGTGGCCCGCGCCTACATGTTTTAACCACATCATACCATAGGTGGAATCGCCGTTGCTTACTGTTATAGAGCCAAACTGTGTAGCTCCGCCACCTCCCTCAGTAATAGTACCAGGGTATAAGAACACATAATCGGCGGTCCAATTTAAATTAAACAATATATCATGTATATTAATATCCTGTAAAGATCCGTTGGAATACTTGGTTGGCTGGTAATTTAAAAATCGACGTAGCTCTATGGATGTGTCTGAACCCACAGTGTAAGTCTGAGATACTACCGGGGTTTCACCAGATGCCACCGCGCCAAGATAATTCGGATTATTTAGAGGACGGTGGTATGACATATACAGACTTCTTGCTTTTTCGCTGTATGATGTGTGAAATCTTTCTTCATAGCCTGGGTCATCATTTTTACCTGCCATTAGGTTGGGCGTAGATTTACCACTAACTGTGACCACTACTGACGGTATTGAATTATACGGATTACCATACGTACCATCACCATCTCCGTATAAGCCACCGGTGATAACTTCGTTTGCTGATTTTAATTCAAATCTTAACGCCACATAATGCATGCCTGACAGCGTGTTTTGGTCATCATCCCAATCTGGGTGTTCTCGTAATAATGAAGATGCTGGCTGATCTGAACTACCATCAAAATATTGTATTTTTAATCTATTTGCAAATGTGCCTCTTCCAATGGTGTGCTGCGCAGGTTGTGTTCCGCCTAACCCCGACGCAAATATTCCACCGACATTATTAGTGGCCCCGCCTGCACCTAATGTATAGTTTGGATTTATTGTGTTTAACAACGTATTTAAATTAACCGGTTTTGAATCAATGGTCATTCTTGATAGCAAACTGCCCATTGAACCGATTAAAGTTACTTCCTGGTTGCTTCCGTGGAATCCTTGCGATATTATTGCTGCCATATACAAATATTGTTTGGATGTATCTGCAGAATTATCTCCGTGCGTGTTTACAAACACCGGTATAGTTGCTGTTTCAATTCTATTACCATATAATACAGGAATAGCACGATTAGCACCATTAAAATCTACAATGGTAGCCGCTCTAATAGTATCAGACCCAAAACCAGCATCTATACTAATGTCCGGTAAATCAAATGCTCCTGTAAAAGGAGATATTACTGCTTTAACAACTGCAACACCTATGTTAATAATAGGATCTACTACTGTTTGTACAGTTTTCTTTACAAATTTAAAAACCTTTTTAAAAAATCCCATTTATTCTTCCCACTTAATATTTTTTACGTTTTTTGTTGAATATTGAAATCCTGTATCTGTAGGATATTTTTTTTGTTGCGACGTTAAGTTGGTGTATCCGTACAACGCAACCCTGTCAAAATTTGCAAACGGTCCTCCGCAAAACAATTTTAAAACACTATCTTTTGCTGTGGCTTTATATGCTACGTTATCAATTAATCCTTTAAACAATATAAAATCTGTACCATTGGACACTGATGTTATACCAACATCAGTATCTGTAATAATTCTTTTAATAAGCCATACAGTTCCCCCTGTAATAGAATTATTCAATAATTTTCTAGCTATAGGTTCTGCTGCAGAATCAAGAATAGCAGATTGAAACGTTAATTCTATTCTGTTGGCGTTAATTTGACTGGTAAACGGAACAGGGTCGTGTCCAAGATACCCTTGGCCGGTTAAAAATACTTCAGCAGTGCTACCATCAATTAAAGTAGATGATATGTCTGCTTCAGCATCAGTAAATCTTAAAATTTCGTTAGGTAAATCAATACGCACTAAATCAATTAATCTAATTGATCGTTGTCCTAATAACTCTGTACTTAAATTATTTCGTGGCATTAATATTCCTCCGTAACATTTAATGTATATGTATACGTATTGTTAGCATTAGCGTTAAAGTCTTGGTTATCAGCAATTAGCCTTGTTTTAAACGGTACACTATTAAAAATTATTTGTGTGTCATCGTAAACTGCAGTTGTTAGTGCAGGAAATATTATTATAGGTGACTGTTCTGGTGATCCAAAAAAGTTTTGCAATGTTATATTGTTAGTTAATTGATAAACTTTATCATGGTTACTAAATTTTATAAAATCACCGGCTGCTAATGTTCCAACTACGCCGTAATATTCATCACCCGTTGTTGTAGTGTCAATCTGGAGTTCTGTAGTACCTGCCAAATAGCTATTATACGTTTTAAGATTTGAATCGTTAGGATAAGTTCCGCGTGTGCTGGATATTAACGGTGGTGTAATATTAAATGTTCCAATGCTACCTTTTTGTTTGAGTATAAAACTATAGATTGTGTTCCACTGAGATCTAGTTAACGGAATACTTTGCATTTCAATCTGCCATCGTTGAGATATAAATTTGTCATATTGTTTGTTGCTTACATCTGTTAAATTTAATCGATTAATATTGCTGGTTATCCTCATTGATTTAAATAATTCTGGATTAGGAAATGTACCTGACATTATTTTACTTCCCTAAAACTCTGTTGAAACTGATAATAGCCTACAGTGCCAACATCAAAAGCAATTGAGTCGTCTGTGGGTTTAACAGTAAAAAATACTGAATCATATAAAACTGTGGTGGTTGGAGCAACAGGCGCTGTAACCAATGACGGATAAAACTCAAGCGTGTCCGATCCAGTAAGAGTGATATCATCGGTTAATTGATAAACTTTTGTGTGGTTACTAAATTTTATAAAATCTCCTGCACTCAATGTTCCGCTACCTCCGCTAACATTTACACTGGTAGCACCAACTTTAACGCCTACTTGATTTACTGTAAGAACGCCCGCCACAGTACCCTCGGCGTTGTTTAATACAGGTATTTGCAAACTGTATTGATTTGAAGTTGCAGTGTTAAACAGATTTGTAAAATTAATAAAAAAGTTTGCTCTAGTCATTGGCACTGTTGCTACTTCTATAGTCCAATAATTGTTTCCGTAATCAGACACATATGTTTTTCCAGAAATAGCAGTATTCAACACGTTGTTTGTGTTGTTAGTAACTTTTATTGATTGCACATAATCGCGTAAGGCCATTATGCCAATCTCCTGCCCTGCTGTCTAAATGCCTGCTGTATAGTGCCTATTATTAATGACTTACGAGACAATAACAATTCGTCAAACCCAGCGGCATCAACTGTACTAATATTAAAATTAATATTAGTAACTCCCGTTTCTGACCCCATTCTATTGTTTGGTATAATTGTGCCTGCTGCATTAGGAACAAACAGCTCGGGTCCTCTTTCTCCCACCATATAAGCACCAGATCCTACTCCTCCACCACCCGCTCTAAAACCTTTAAATCCAATTTTACCGCCGTTAGCAAATGATCCTTCTGTTGCGGGAGTTGCTTGACTTCCACCACCAAACCCAATTTTACCCCCACTACCAAATCCTAGCAACATTAGTATTAGTCTTAATCCAATTTCTTTTTGTAATCCTCTGTTTAATCGGTCTTGTGCCGCTACAGCTTTGTCCATAGCAGTTGCCATATCAAATCCAAATATTTCTGCTATTAACTTTAAAGCAGGAGCTATTATTGCCATTCTAACAAACCCTTCAACTAATTCTCTAAGAATCGCATTCCCCACTTCTTTTAACGCTTGTTGAAGAGTTTTTGTTCCCATTATTACATCAGCAAATGCGTTTGTTCCCACAGTTTCAAATGCTTTAGTAGCGTTTGTTAACGTGTCAGTAACCAGTTTAGCAGTGTTATAATTTGCTATTGTTTCTTTTAATTTGTTGTTGTAAGCATCTAGTCCGGTTAATATTTCGCCGGAAAATGTTTTTTTAAATTCGGCTATTAATTTAGTATGTTCTTTTCGTAGGTAAGCTGTACGGGTTGCTAATACGTCGGCAGCGCTGGCAGAATCATCGTATGCCGCAATTACCAGGCCTAACTCTTGACCTAAATAATTATTTTCATTGCCTAGTACTTTTGTGCCTTCATTTAGTTTTCCTAGATAGATATCGTATTCCCGCATAGATTCGGTCATATGATTTATTTCGTTGGCAGTTTCCGCTATATTCATTGCGTCGTCCGGTGACACTATGCCATCTTGATCAGCAAATGCTGCAGTAGCCGCTCCAGCTTTGTCAGTGGCCTCTGTTAATTTTTCTAGATATCCGATAATGCTGCCAATTGCAAGCGCTATTACTTTTCCTTTAGTACCTAATAATAAGAAACCAATTATTCCAAATTCGGTTATACCCCATTTTTTGGTTATCTCATAAAGTTTTCCAGCGCCTTCTGCCACACCCTTAATTAAATTAGCAAATGTTATAGCAAATTCTTCAACTCTTTTTGCTATTGCTGGTAATTGTGTTTGGTTTTCTTCAACCCACGCACTAAGTTGTTCTGTAGCAATTTTAAGTTGTGGGGCAAGGGCTGTACCAAACGCATCAGCGGCATTTTTTAATGCAATAGAAAAGTTAGAAAACTGTGTGCTTAAATTACCAACAACCTTTTCTGTAGCTCCACCGTATTGTTGTCGAATACCTGTTGCAAATGCATCAGTGATTTTTTTGGCGCCTTCTGCCGTTTTACCATACTCTGATATTTGGTTTCTAGTTAATCCTAATTGTTCTTCGAGAATTCTTAATACAGGAACACCCCTGTCACCTAATCTTTGTATTTCTTCTAATCCCAAACCACCCGATACTGTTCTTGCATATAAATCAGTAACTGCCTCTAACGTTCCAACTTGGTCTGTTGTAATTGCTGCTGTATCTGTGAATAGAGTTAATAACTCTTCTGTGGGTTGTAGTCCTGCAGATTTTAATTTAATAAATGTTTTTGATAGGTCTTCAATACCAAACTGCGTCTTTGTTGCAAACTTTGAAATAAACTTAAAAGCATCTCCCCCTGCTTCTGCTGATCCAGTAACTGCTGTTAATGATGTGCGTAAATCTTCAAATCGTGCTGTGGTTTCAACAATAGACTTTGCTATTCTAACAGCACCTAACGCCGCTAATGATGCCCCAACTGCGCCAAATGCTTTACCTAGGCTTAAAGCACTGCCGTTTAAACGATTGACATCGTTAGCAATCTTACCCAAGGCCTGCTGATTTTTAACTTGGATTTCTAGTAACAATTTTTGAGTACTAATAGCCATTAACTTCTCCTAGGTCGTGACGCTGGTGTATTGTTGTTTCCCATAGTTTTTTTACTATCATTATGTTCATACAACATATAACCAGCCCACATTGTTAATTCCAACGTTGTTAGTTGTAATATTTCCTCTACAGATTTTTTTAATCTGTCGGCCAGCATTATTACAAACCGCAACTCAACGTTGGATTTTATTCCTTTGCTACAGACTGTTGGCTAAAGTCCACACGACCATTATTGATAGCAGTTGCTACTCTAATGACCACTAATGGATCTGCTTCGTTCATTAATTTAATTTTGTCAGCATCGTGGAACATAGGTTTTCCGTCTTGTGTTCTCGCTTTTCTAACAATAGATTCAACTAATGCTTCTACAGTTTTACCTTGGGTTTGTAACTCAATAATCTTTGCTTCGTCCTTAAGTGCATACGTAGATCTAAAATAAATCTCTGTGTCCCATTCTGGGATTTTTACACTCTTAAGTTCGCCGCTTATACTTTTCTGATAGTGATTTGATATATTATCAGTTATACTCATATTTCTATCTCCTTATATTTTTACTCTTATATTGTTGATGGCTGGTCCCATTACACCATTTGGTGCTTGCCTGGATTTGCCATTTTCCAAAGCAGGACCATAAGATTGTGGATTTGAAATAGTATATTTCTTGTCCTTACCACGCATAGCCCAACTTCGTTTAAAACGACCACCATTCACTTTCGCAACAGGTGATCGTTTTTTTATATCTTTAAATACAGCATCGGTTAATTCTTTTGTTACACGATTTACAATGTTATCTACCATCTTATTAAATCCTTTAGCATCAAAACTAACTTTTGTCATATTATAGATCTGCTTTTGTTACTGCGCCTGTGACTTGAAATGCACAAGTAGCAGTTACAGCACCGTCATTACCGGCACTAATTTCGTGTGAAGTAATGATTACTTCTGCACTTAATTTAACGCCTGTTGAAGTACCTGATGGGTATAGTTCTACAGTTGCCGCGGCCGCACCAGGTCCTGCAATTAATGCATTTTGTGCGTCATCGTCTTCTCTAAAATATAGGTCCATTGAACCAGTTGCTGTTGTTAAACCGGGGATATACGTTCTTGCCGTAGTTCCCATAGTTGTTGTTTCAATTGTATCACCAGTTTGTGATAAACTGAATGAAATTACCGAAGCTATAGCAGTAGCAGAGCCACCAACATCAAACTTCGCAACTCCATTTATACCGTTATACACGGCAGTGTTTGTCGCCATTAGTTGTCCTCCTTATTGTAAGGTTTGATGACCTCCGCGTTTGCTTCTTTAATTTGCAAAATCGGTTTTGGTCGTTTAGTTGATTTGGTCTTGCTTTCTGTTTCAGTTGTACTAACCTTTACAGCAGGTTTTTTAAAAGACCAGCCTGATTTTAACATCGTTTGGACCTCGTGGTTTTCAACGATTTTAGAATTACCTTGTTTGTTGTATATTTGTATAGCCATTATACATTTCCTCTCTGATAGACATATTCCACTTGATATGTTAGAACCATTTCGCCTAACGGCGGTTGTCTTTCAATTACTTCTACACTTGTTAATTGTGCATTAACATAATGAGTAGCTTGTTTATTAACAGTTATATTTCTATTCCTGTTGGTTTCGAGGACCTGTTCAATGTTTTCTATAAGATTATTTCTTTTAGTATCCATCTCATTACCGCGTAGATAACATCTAAGTTGTATCTGTAATGTGCCCTGTCTTTCACTCATAGACACATCGGACCTTTCTTCTGAAGCTGCCCATACTTGTATTGCAGGAAATTGGGTTATCGCTAACTTTTCAAAGTCAAACGTTTCGCGGCTCACTAACCCCACTGCTGGATTGCTCATGTTCTGAAGCTGTTCTATAATGTCTTTTGTAATCTGTTCTCTGGCGCTCATTCTAGTCTATCTAATTAGACGACCAAAGTGTGTGGGCTGTTTTTCTGAAGCTCCTATAGTACCACTTGAATCGTAATCATATTTTACACCCTCTCGAAGTATTTTGTCAAATTCTTCTTGATATAGGCTTTTATAATAATTCATTTTTTCTCTGAAAACATCACCATCTGGGGAAAATGTACTTAAACGAGGCATTACGTAATGTGCCAGCACATGATACACAGCCAGTCTTATAAATTGAGCATTTACTAACAGGTCATTATTCATTTCTGAATAGGCACTTGTAGTAATGCTGTATCTACCCATTGTGGATTTAGGCCACCAATAGATTTTAAGATCTCTTAATATGTCTGCTGTTGATTGTGCGTGTAAGTCTTCAAACGAAGGGATACCGTATTCTAATATTTGCGGTTCATAGTTTTGTAGATCCGCGTCTGTTGCAAAATTAGCCACTTCAAAGTCCTCCTGTGTAAGTGATGTGTCAGTCCTTCTGACAAACTTATTTATACAAAGGAAGGGCCCGAAGGCCCTTACCAATGTTTAGTGTAATCGGAATTAGTTATTGATGATTAGTCAACAACTGCCTCTGTTTTAACTTTAACTGCGTATGCATCTTTAGTAATTGCATTACCTCTTGCTGTTGTAGCAACAAACTCTGTACTTCTTAAAGA